GCGTGTTTCTGCGGCTGCACCTCGTGGTGCCGCAGGACCGGTTCGACGGCACACCCGGCCTGCCGGAGCCGGTGCGCGGCCTGGCCGCACGGCTGCCGGCCCAGTCCTACGCCCGCGCGATGCTCGACCGGCTGGCCGAGGAATTCGCCGGGCAGACCCGTTCACCGCTCGCCGGCGTCACGATCTCGCCACCCGGCGCCGAGCCTGCGCCGATAGCCTCGATCGGAGACCTGACCTGATGCCTGCCACCAGACGCTACCGGCTGCGGGACGCGGCCATGCAGGTGCCGATGCCGGACCGCGGCGGGCGCCTCTTCACCGCCTCGCCGGAGGGCGAGGCCGTCAACACCGAAGACCGCTTCTACGCAACCATGATCGCCGACGGCGACCTCATCGAGGTCGAGCCGGCTCCGAGAGCCAAGGGGAAACGCTGATGACCCTCTTCAACACGATCCCGGGCAACCTGGTCGCGCCCATCGTCGCCTTCGAGGTGAACTCGGGCGGGCAGTTCGAGAACCAGGCGCGCGTCCTGCACCTCGGCCACAAGATCACCGCAGGTGTCGCCGCGGCGAACACGCCCGTCATCGTCACCTCGACGCAGGAGGCGCGCCGCCTGTTCGGCGCCGGATCGATGCTCGACGACATGGCGCGCGCGCATTTCCGCAACGCCCCGGCGCAGGAACTGTGGGCCGTCGCGGCGCCCGCGACCGGGACCGCGGAGGTCCGCACCATCACGGTCGGGACGCCGCCCGCGGCGGGCGGCGTGGGCGTGCTGGAAATCGCCGGCCATCCTGTGACGATCGTCATCGGCGCGGGCGACAACGACGACGCGGTGGCCGCCGCGATCGGTGCGGCCATCAATGCCTTCTACGATCCGCTGTCCGAGGCTTCGCTGCCCTACACCGCAGCCGTCGCCAGTGAGGTCGTGACGATCACGGCGCGGCATGCCGGCGCCGTCATGTCGGACATCGACATCCATGTGCCGGTGCTCGCCACCACCAACGCCTTCACCGGCCTGCTCACCTTCGCCACCACGACGGCGGGTTCCGGGGCGCCGGACCTTTCGGCGGCGCTCGCCGCACTCGGCGATGACCTGTTCGACTGGATCGTGTCGCCCTTCTCCGACGACACGAACATCGGCCGCTACAAGGCGCTTCTCAACGACCTGTCGGGGCGCTGGGCGTGGAACCGGCAGCTCTACGGCCATGTCTTCTATCCGAAGACGGCCACGACGGGCGACATGACCACGCACGGCCTGGCGCAGGACGACCGTCACCTCACGGCGCTGCCCCGGCCGGCATCCGGGTCGATCCCGGAGCCCGCTTGGGAGTGGGCGGCGGCGATCGCGGCGCGCATCGCTCCGTGGCTGATCGACGGGGCCAACGGCAATGTGTCGCGTAACCAGACCGGCCTCGTCGTCGAGGGCATCAAGCCGCCGCGCGACCGCTCGAAATGGTATGGCTACGCCACGCGCGACGCGTTCCTGCGCTCCGGCATCTCGACCTGGGCGGTCGACGGCGCGGGCAGGGTGGTGATCGACAAGATCATCACCACGCAGCGCACCACGAACGGCGTGGTCGACACGACCTTCCGCGACATCCAGAAGATCGGCCAGCTGGTCTACGCGCTGCGCCGCTTCCGCACGGCGCTCACCACGGAGCATGGGCAGAAGGCCATCGCCAACGACAATCCCGGCAATGTCGGGGCGGTCTCGACGCCGCGCGACATCGCGGCGACCTTCATGCACACCTATCGCGAGATGGTGCTGTCCGGCGTGCTGGAGAACCCCGTGCAGGCGGCGCAGGCTCTGCAGGTGAAGCGCAACAGCGACAACCCGAACCGGGTCGACATCTACGCGCCGATCGACATGGTGAACCCGCTCGACGTGATCGCGGCCAACGCCGTGGTCTACAGCCAGTTCAGGGCTTCGGTCTAAGCCTCGCGAACCTCGCATCGGATCGGACGCCGGTCGGGCTTGCCGCCTTCGGCCGGCGCGACGCCGTGTCGAAACATTCGTCAACACTCACACTGAAGGAGCCTCGCTATGGCAGGCAGGGACTATGGCGGGCGCATGTCGATAAACGGCTCGACCGGCTATCGCATGTCGCCGCGCGGCACCATCAACGTCTCGGCGGCGCATTCGTCCGTCGAGGCAATCACCAACCAGGACGGCAATGTCGACCGCGTTATCACCCCAGCTGCCCCAACGGCCGAGGTCGTGTTCGTGGATGATGGTCACGATTTCGACGCCCTGCTCAATGCCGACCGCCACAACATCACGATCGTCGAGGAGAAGACCAACGTCACGCACCTCTTCACGCGGGCATTCTGGACGGGACGGCCGGCGTCGAACCGTTTGAACGGCGAGGTGACGGCGCTCGGCATCGTGGCCGAAATCTATTCGAGGATCGGCTGATGGCGGAGACCGTGGTCAAGCTCAGCCGCCGCTACGAGGCGCATGGCGAGACGTTCGACAGCGTGACGCTTCGTGAGCCCAAGCTGCGCGACCACTTCGCCATCGGCGACCCGGTGGAGATGCATCGCGACCCCAATGGCGGCGATGCGCGCTTCGTGGTCGAGCATCTCGACCGCGTGCAGGCCTATCTCGACCGGCTCGTGGTGAAGCCCGCGCCGGCCGCCGTGCTGGGCGATCTCGACCTCGTCGACTCGCTCGCCGTGCGGGAGGCGGTCCGCGATTTTTTTCTGGACGCGCATACGCGCAGGCTTGCGCCGACGAACTCCTCTGGCGCGCCGGCCAGCCCGTAGACGCGGTCATGGATCTCTGCTTCGGCGAGATCGTCGCGCTGTGCGACCGGTATCGGCTGTGGGCGTCCCGGCAGGGGAAGGGCGGTAGGGCATGAGCAACCGCCAGATCGAGGCGATCCTGCGCATCTCGTCCAGGCTCGGCTCGATGGCCGCGCTGAAGACGCTGCAGCGCGAGCTGACCAAGGTCCAGACGCAGGCGACGATGTTCAACCGCACCAATGCGGCGATGACGCGCGGCCTCAACGCCGCGTGGCTGGCGACCTCCCGCGCGGTCGCGCCCGCCGCGGCGGCCTATGCGACGGCGCAGGCCTACCGGAGCTTCGCCGCGACGGAGCGGCAGATCGAGCGCATCGGCATAACCGCCGATGCGACTGCCGGACAGACGGCCAACGCCGCCGGCAAGCTGCGCGACCTCGCGCGCGACCTGCACCTGCCGTTCCAGGAGGTGGTGGATGGCGCGGACGCCATGGTGGCGTCAGGCAAGAGCCTCGACGAGACCTTCGCGCTGCTGCCGGCCGTCGGCCGCACGGCGCAGGCCTCGGGTGCGGCGCTCTCCGACATGGCCACCACGGCCGATGCCATCGCGGGCTCCTTCGGCATCGCGGCCGACAGGATGCAGAATGCCTTCGACATCCTCGCCTATGGCGGCAAAGCCGGAAAGTTCGAGCTGCGCGACATGGCGCGCGAGCTGCCGTCGCTGGCGCCGGCCTTCGCGGCGCTCGGCTACAGCGGCGAGGAAGGGCTGAAGAAGCTGACAGCCGGCCTGCAGATCGTGCGCACGGAAACCGGCACGTCGGCGGAAGCCGCCACGGCCTTCATGGACGTGATCTCCAAGCTGGAGAGCGAGACGCTCGTCAACAACTTCAAGAAGTTCGGCGTCAACTACCGCCGCGAGATGGAGCGGGCGAAGAAGTCGGGCGAGGATACGCTGGAGGCCTTCGTTCGCATCTCGCGCGAGGCGGTGAAGGGCGACCTCTCCAAGCTGCCGCAGCTCTTCACCGACAGGCAGATGCTGATCGGCGCACGCGCGCTGATCAACAGCTGGGACGAGTTCAACAAGCTCGTGGCCTCGACCAGCGACGCCGCCGGTACGGTCGAGAAGGACTTCGCCCGGGTGTCGAAGAACACGCAGGCGTCGATCGACGACATGGCGAATGCCTGGTCGCGGCTGGTGACGAGCTTCGGCGGCGGTGTCGCGCCGATCGTGACGCCCGCGCTCCAGAGCGCGACGGACTGGCTGGAGCGTGACGCAGCCCGACGCAACTACCTGACCGGGCAGGGCATGGGCTTCATGGAGCGGGCCGGCTGGGGCATGACGGCCACGCCCGCGCAGATGCGCGACGCGGAGTGGAAGGGCGGTTTCCGATCCGCCGACGAGCGGCGCATGATCGAAGGCTACGGCGCCTATGCCGCCAGCCGGACGGCCACGGCCGCGATGCCTGTCGTGCAGCCGATCCCGACGCCACGACCGGACGGCCCGGTGCCGACCTCGAATTTCGAGGCCGAATGGGACCGCCAGCGCGGCGCGCAGAACTGGCAGCGACCCGACCCGACGAGGCTTGGACTGCCTGCCGAGAAACCGCGGCCGTTCCCCGCAGGGGCCTCGCCGCGCGACGCGGAACGCGAATCGATGCAGCGGTTGCGCTCCGATCCCAACGGCATCGCCGATGCGATCGACGAAGCGCTGTCCTCGGGCGGGCGAAACGCCAAGGACAGCATCGAGGAGGCGGCGCGCCGCATCAACGAGGCCGGCGCCGAAGGCGGTTCGGCCTTCGCCCGCATGCTGGAAGGCGTGGGCAAGCGCATCGGCGAGGAAGCCGCGGCGTCGTTCCGCGCCAATGTCGGGACCATCCGCGTTAACGCCGATGTCGGCCGCTCGGGTGCGCACCTCACGCAGCGCGGGGGACCTCAATAGTCATGGCACGCGACTGGCTCTCCGCATTCCGCCCGGCGTCGTTCCGCGGCGCGGCTTTCAAGGTCGACGTCGAGGAGGCGAGCGGCGCGCGCCGGCTGTCCGTCTCGCCCATCGCCTATTCCGACACGAATGTGATCGAGGACATGGGCGGCGAGCCCCGCACTTTCCGGATCACGGCCTATTGCGCCGGCGACGCGGCCGACGCCCAGGCCATGGCGCTGGTCGCTGCACTGTCCGTGCAGGGCGCTGGGCTGCTGGTTCTGCCCATGCTGCCGCCGGCTCCCGCCCGGGTGCTCGGCTGGAGGCTTCGTCGCGAGAAGGACTTCGCCGGCCATGTTGCCGTTGATATCGACCTGATCGAGGAAGGCATGGGCGCGGCCCCGTTCGGGCTGGGCGGCATCGTCTCTCTGGTGTCGGGCCTCATGGGCAAGATGGCGGCGCCGCTGTCGAAGGCGTTCGGATGATCCAGCTCACCGGGTTCGGCGGGCAGCCGGCGCTGCGCGACATCGAGCAGCTGAAGGCGCGGCTCACTGCGGCCGCCATGCTGGCGCGCCCGGCCGACAGCCGCGACGCCGCCGAGATCGACGCGGCCGTGGCCAGGCTCACGGACACGGTGGCAGCGCTGCCGGCCAGCCGTGCCGCCTATGCGGCCGACCTCGTGGCCGCCTGGCAGGCGCTCGGCGTTCTGGGCGAGGCGACGGCCGTGCCGGGCCTCATCGGCGAGGCGCTCGCAGACCGGATCGAAAGCGATGCCGGGTGGCTGGGCCGCGCCGTGCTGGCGGGCGCGCTCGCCGTCGCCGTGGTGCGGCAGGACTACGCGGCGCGGCAGGACGCCCGCGCCGCGCGCGAACGCTTCGCCGCCGCGGTGGCCCCGTCGATCGAGGGCGTCGGGCAGGCGTTGGGCGACGAGGCAGCAGCAGCACTTTCGGCTGTGACGGGCGAGGCGGCGCTGGCGCTGTCGCGGCTGGCGGCCACGCTGGCGCCCGTGGTGCGGGTGGAAACCAACCTGTCGCTCTCGGCCGTGCGCGCCGCGCACGAACTCTACGGCGACGCAAACCGCGCCGGCGAGCTGGTGGCGCGCAACCGCGTCGCCACGCCTGCCCTGATGCCCGCCGTGTTCGAGGCGCTGGCGCCGTGAGCGGGCCGCTCGAGCGCATCTCGGTGAGCTTCGCAGGCGGCGAGGCCGCAGCCTGGAGCGAGGTCTCGATCGACTACGCTGTTGACCATGCAGTGCGGACGGCCTCGCTCACCATGTCCGACATCGGCGGCGCCCTTCGGCTGCGCCCGTCCATGCCCTGCACGCTGTCGGCGGGCGGCGAGCCGATCATCACCGGCTACATCCGCGACGTGAAACCGTCCTTCGACGGCGACCGGCATTCGGTTAGCGTGTCGATCGTGTCGCGCACGGTCGATCTCGTCGAGGCCTCGATCGACCATCCGACCGGGTTCCTGAAGGACCAGGACCTGAAGGCGATCGCGCAGGCCTTCGACACCGAGGGTGTCGGCGTCGACGTGCATGGCTCCTATCCCAAGGAGGCGCGGCGGCTGGTCAATCTCGGCGAGAGCTGGTTCGACCATGTCGAGCCGCTGGCGCGGTCGCACTTCGCCTTCATCTACGACGACGAGAAGGGGCGGGCGCAGATCGCGGACAAGATCCGCGGCAGCCATGCCGGAGGCCTGTCGAGCGGGCCTGGCGGCAACATCATCGCGGGCTCCGCCACGCTTAGCGAGCGCGAGCGGTTCGGCACGGTGAAGGTGCGCGGACAGTCGTCGCGCGGCGAGACGCGCGAGGCGCTGCAGCCCGAGGCGGAGGCGCAGGACGGCGCGGTGGGCCGCAAGCGCACCCGCATCATCGTGATCGAGGGCGAGGCGACGCCTGCCAAGCTGAAGAAGCGGGCCGAAGTGCAGATTGCGGTCGGAGCGGGATACTCGACGACGGCGCAGGTGACGGTGTCGGGCTGGCGCGACCGCGGCGGCATGATCTTCCGCCCCCACTACACGATCCATCTCGCCGAGCCGCGGCTCTATGTCGACCGCGTCATGGCGATCCAGTCGGTGCGGCTGACGCAGTCGATCGGCCGCGGCGGGCCGGGGACGCGTGCAGAGCTGACGCTGGTCGAGCCCCGGGCGCTTGGCGGCGGTGGCGGCGGCGGTGGCGGCAAGGGCAAGGGCAGCGACGCGGCCTGGGAAGCGCCCGACCCGCAGGCGGCCGTGAAGCCGGTCACCGGCCGCATCGGCGTGGACTACTGAGGCGCCATGTCGAGCTACCAGAACCAGGCGACGCGGGTCACCGTCGAGAGCACGAAATACGAAAAGGGCCAGCTCCTCGCCACCGTGACCGGCATGAAGGGCGAGCGCTTCGAGGACCTGCCGCTGCCGCAGCCGCACGGCTTCCACGCGCGCCCGAAGAAGGGCGCGGTCGGCCACCTCGTCTTTCCGGGCGGCCGGCGCGACCAGGCGTTCATCCAACTCGCCAGCGACCCGAAGAAGGTGCCCGAACTCGGCGAAGGCGAGGCGGCCATGTATGACGCCGGAGGCAATGTCGTGAAGCTGACGGCCTCGGGCTGGGAGTTCAACATGGATGTCGTCATCAACGGCAACGTCACGATTTCCGGAAACGTGCAGGTCGGCGGCAATCTGAACGCCGACGGCGTGATCACCGACAGCGATGGCAACAACGGCGCATGAGGATCATCCCGCTCGACACCGGCGCGGAGCCCTCGCTCTCGCCAGATTTGCTGATCGGCGCTGACGCCATGGGCGACCTGGCGCTGGCCATGCCCGGCGAGCCGTCGAACCGCGGCGGGCTGGCGGCGCGGCAGGGGCTGCTCACGGCCGTCACCATCTGCCTGATGAGCGACGCGCGCGCCCGGCCGGAAGAGCTACGCGACGGCGACGTGAACCGCGGCTGGCCCGGCGACAGCTTCGACCTCGCCGATGGCGCGGCGCCCATCGGCTCCAAGCTCTGGCTGTTGCGCCGGCGCACCGCCGACGAGCAGACCGCCCGGCAGGCCGAGGCCTACGCGATCGAGGCGCTGCAGCCGCTGGTGGAGCAGGGCGCCGCAGCGCTCGCCACCGCCACGGCAGCCGTGATGGCTGCCCGCAACGGCATCGAGCTGACCGTGACGCTGACCGATCGCGCCGGTCGCATGATCGTCGCGCCGCGGTTCCGGGTGCTTTGGGATGAATTGTCGGCCGCGCGCTGACACGGGAGATATTGCATGAGCTTCACGGTGCGGTCGCTGGCGGCGATCTCTGCGGCGATCCGCGGCGACATGCGCCGCGAGCTGCCGGGCACGGATGCCACCATCTGGCCGAACACGCTGTCCGTGTTCGCCAAGGTGGTGGCGATGGCCAACCACATGGTCGAGCTGCGGCTCGCATGGATCTACCGACAGATCTTCGCCTCGACTGCCGAGACGGCGCAGCTCGAGCGCCACGCCTACGAACTGGGCCTGTCGCGCCGGCCGGCCAGCCGCGCCATCGGCGGCGTGGTGACGACGGGCACGCCGCTTGCCGTCTATCCAGCCGGCATCGCCTTCCTGTCCGGTGCCGACCTCTACCGCACCAGCGGCGAGGCGCAGGCCGGCGG